AAATCACCAGCAACAGGAGTTGTAATATCCACATCGTGAAGTTCTGATAATTCATAACCATTATCAACGGTTAGATATATTGAACCATTGTTTGTGTTATCACGTAATACCTGACCCAATCTAACTTCGTGATATGGTGCCGGTACTGATGATGTTGTGTATTGACCTGAAGAAGATAGATATAACAAACTACCCGCAGCCATTCCATTGGTATTAACACCAAGAACTTTACCTTGAACAACAACGTTAGCAAATCCATTTGGTGCAACATCCTCACTCAACATACCTAAGGTATTTGCTGAGTTTTGGTCATTCTCCCAAGATGCTATGTTGATTAGTGGGTTATCACCATTTGCGCCAACGATTCTTACAACAGTACCTCTTGATAAGGTTGTAATTGCGTCACTCTTACATCTTACAATTACATCGTTTGCGATAGATGCGGTTGCGGCATTGGTTGCGAAAGATGAACTGATGGCGTTTGCTGCCAAAGATGAACTAATTGAGTTGGTTGCGAAAGATGCACTAACCGCATTGTTAACGTTGTTAACAGTTACAGTATTGGTTGTACCATTTCCTTTTGTTACAGTGATTGTTGCGCTTGTTCCTGTAACACTTGTTACAAATGAACCACTCTCGGTTTCTGTAACGTAAGAACCTGTTTTACTGATAAGGTCATTTACCTTTGTATCGTTTGATGAGGTATATGCGTTGAAACTACCAGTATTTAGTTTCTGATTTATTTGTAATTGTAGAGAACCTGTAATGTTCTCAATTGAATCTAATCTATTGTTTTGCGCTAAATCCGTCGTCGCGATTGAACCCGATAACGTAGTAAGCGATGAAGTAGTAGCATAACTGCCAGTAGCAGCAATAAGGGAATTAACTTTAGCATCGTTTGAACCTGTATAAGTGTTGAATGAACCCGTATCTAATTTTTGATTAATTTGTAGTTGGAGTGAACCCGTTTCTTGTTCTAAATTATCCACCCTTCCATCAATCGATGAGGTGAACGCATTCATTGATGATGTGAATGCATTGAATGATGATGTGGTTACCAATGAACCACTATCGATAGTGATACCCGATAATCCACTACCATCTCCTCGGAATGAACCGGTGATGACCATAGATGAGGTTGATGCCAACATCGGTAGTTTATTACCAATACCATCCGTTACATATTGGAGGGTTGCGGTAACTCCCGTATTGGCGTTCTCAGGGTTTAATAATCCTTGATAAGATTGTGATACAAATTGATTCGTTAATTGTCCCATAGTTGTTGTTTGTTATACGTTGTCCCAATCCTGAGATATTGTGTTCCATAATTCTGCCAGTTCTGCCCAAGTACGATGTGTAAATGGTAGTTCTGGTAATTCACATCTGTTATAATCAAATGGTTGTGTTATAGTTAGGTTTAGTGTCCAACCAGCGAGTATCGTTTCAAATCTTTCTAAGAAAGGTTCCACGGTAGCGTTCCACTCACTTTCGTACTCTGATAAATATAAGATTGTGAATATATCTTTGGTAATCTCCAATGTATCTGACATCACATCTCTTTGATTGGAATAATCGTTGTTAACCCTGTCAGTTACAATTATTTGGAAATTATATGTTAATTGGTTTTGGTCCAACACAGTATTACCCGGAACAACGTACATTCTTGTGTACTCAGGTTCCTTTTCTGTTTCAATATCCATCGTCAACTGCGTGATATCCCCAAAACCAAAACTGTTTATTTGTTCGTGTGCTCTTGCTATCTCCTTAAAATCTTGGATTATTAATTTGTAATTAACAAGATTTACACTATCAGGTAATGTTAAACCTGAGAATGGAAGTACACACTCATTATAATCGAATGGTTGTTCCAATACAATATTCAAGGTCCATCCACCCAATATTGTTTCAAATCGTTCCAAGAACGGGATAACCTGTGGTCCCCATTCTGGTTCATAATACCAACTAAAATTACCGTATTGTGCGGTATAAGATTGGTACATAATTGTGAACATATCCTTGGCAATCTCCAAGGTATCACTCATCACATCAGGTTGGTTACTATAATCCTCATTAACTCTATCACATATAATGATTGAGAAGTTGTATAATAATCTATTCTGTGCCAAAGTAACCTGACCCGGTACCACGTACATTTTTGTATATACGGGTTCCTTTTGGGTTTCGATATCCATTGTGATTTGCGTGATGTCACCAAACCCAAATGAGTTTATTTGGGGGTGGTAATACGCCATCCCGCTCATATCTTGGATTATTTGTTTAAAATTGGTAATCATCTATAATTAAATATAAATTTATGTGGAATGACTTCCCATAATTTGTTTTTGGATTCTTGCCATTTCTTTATCATAACTAATCAGGTACGATAACTGGTTCAGAACCTCCATTAATTTCTTTTTGTAGATGTATTCGTGTTTAGTAAAATCGTTGTCAGTAATTTTGTTGACGATAAGAAACCACCCATAGGTTTTTTCGAAGTTACTCTGAATATCATCCTCCACATCATCCATATCAGTTTTAGTTGGGTCCACATCCCTATCTTCGTAATCGAAGATGACGGGGTAAAGTTTAAGAATCTCCTTGCGAATTTGATAAAAAAAAACTGTGCTCCTAATATGTAACTGACATCCAAGTTCTTTTTGAAGAGTTCTGCTCGTTTCTTCATCGATTCCACCTCGTATTCTTCTATCTTGAAATTGTGTTCAGATGTTTGTTCTATTATGGGACGATACATAATTGCACAGATGATATGTAATAAATCCAAAACCTCCTCAGGTTTCTTACTTAATAGTGTATCCATATCCACAAACTCAGCAAAGGTTAAATCCCTCCAATTTGGGAAGAATCCATATTTAACCCCATCCAACTCAAACTTATCTTTGAACTTTACATCATCTTGGGTTGGGAAATTGGACAATATATATGATGCAATGTATTGAATCTCCTGATATCCACCATCCAATAAATCTTCTGTTGGAGCACCTGTTACAATGTTTACCAACTTTGCTGCAAAGTATTGGTCCTCAAATAAATCTTTAATCTTATAGATTTTAACATAATTCTCAATACTCAAATAATCTGGTACCTCATAAGGTACTCCATCAATTTTAAATTTTACTTTACTCATAATCTTGCTATGGCGTATCTGCCACTATTTTTTGGTTTTAATTCGTATATCATTCTCATCATTAATGAATCAGCTAAGTCAGGGGATTTACCCAATATCTTTTTCTGTTCATCCTTACTCATAATTTGTACCTTATTGTCCTTATCCACATCTTTGTATTTGATGGATAATAGTTCTTGGGTTAGTTCTTCCACAACTGATGGTTCAATTATATTAACCGATATCTTTCCCTCTTTAAACATCTCAGATAGTTTTACATAACATTGGGATTTTAAATTAGAATAGTTTTCGTTGTGTAATGGTTTGGAATTGTTAACAAAGTTTTTACCCTTAATTATATCCGCAACACCACCACCGACACCATCACTATCTATAACTATGTTCTGTGGATGAATCCCGTGGAGTTTAACAAGAGATTTTATCTCTTCTGATACCTCTACTACCCCCAACTTGTGAAACACCTTTAAATCGATTAAAATCAATCCAACCCAAATTGAGATAACAGTTCTATCGTCACCAAAACGAGCAACGTCAACTGACATAAACTTCATATCGTTGGATGGTGATGTTTTAAATACTGAACTTGTGATACTCTCAAAATCAAATACACTATCGGATTGGTCCAAATAGTTCCAATCACCCTCCAACAATCTCTTTCTTTGTTGTGGGGGTAGTTCTTTTAACATCTCAATATAACTCTCAGGTAAGTGTGGGTTATCGTAAGGTAGGGATGCGATAAATCGTTTATTGCTTGGCAAACTATCTTGGATGAATGGTAAATAGAAATCTTTCTTAATCCAAGTATTGGATGGGTTAGCTGTTAATAATATCTTGGGAATTAGATTATATTCATTTAATTTATAACGAATACGAGATTTAATTACTTGATAAGCAAGATTGCTTACCTGAGCAGCTTCATCAATGAACGCACCGGTTAATTCCAATCCACCCAATGAATCAAAGTTTGGGTCCGAGGGATTGTACTGTAAATCTTTTAATATTATCTCAGAACCATTCTTAAAGGTTATTACATTGGATTGTGCGTTGTATGTGTAATGATTACCTGATGTCAATCCCATTCTCTGTAACGTTTCAAATAACGTATTCAATGTGGTTAATCTTAATTGGGTAAGAACTGTACGACCAATAAGATATCGTGTCCCTGCGTTGTTTAAACAAGATACACACACCCATAAACAACCAATAAATGATTTACCACCACCTGCGGAACCACCATATAACATTTCAGTTGTGGAATTATCTGTTAAGATTTCCCACGCTATACTTTGTTTCTTGGTTAGTTTAATGTCCATTTACGAAATTTTTTACTCAGATATGTATAAAAAAAATTACTTATCCAAGATGATATTAATGTTAATCGGTTCACCACCTGATGTAATGTCAAGTTTCTGAGCACTCTCCAATCCATATAGTTTTGTCAAATCCCTAAGAACCTCTGCTTCAATCCTTCTATTACCACTAGCCCTACATCTATCCAAGAGGTCATATAAACGATTTAATTGTTCG